AGGGGAAGTCCGGATTTCTGATAAAGAACAATGTTTTCGGCGGCGAGTTCTGCGCTTATACCCGCTTTCTCTAACAGGGCTATCTGCTTTACTAAGCCCATGTCTCGCGCACTGGTACGATCAAAACTTTTTTGCGCCCTCTGGAGAGCCATTGCCGCACGACTGGTCTCTTCGCCCGTCCTACTTAACGAGGATGTTTCGTCTGCCAACTTAGCCAATTGGAAAGAAAATTTTTCTGTCCCTACTTCAGCAATTCCCATTGATTTGTACAAATTTGAATTCATGGTATCTAACTTAGATGCCATCTCAAAAGCTTTTTGCACTTCGCTTGTTAATATATTCAAAGCATCAGCTTGTTGGGCAAAACCCTGAACAACATCTGACGAGGCCAGATTCAACATTGTTCCGTGAAGATCTTTTGAAGCGCCTTTTAAGGATTTGAAAACACCAGCTACGTTTACTCCAGTGTCTCCTATTTCTGCAAACTCTTTGGTCGTATTAGATATTACCCCTCCCAAAAACTCAAATGCTTTAGATGTCTGTTTTGCTTCAATTGCTATAGCAGCCTTGCGGCGCTGAAGTTGTTGTAGTTCTTTCTTTAATTCTTCTGCGCTTTTTGTGGCGGCCTGTACGACTTCTGTTTCATTTTGAGTGGCTTCTGCATTTTCTTCAGATGCCTCCGTGTTCTCTCTTGCTGCATCAGTTGCTGCTTGTGTTGCGGCTGTCTGGCTTTGTATTAGTGCTATTTCAGCTCTCTTTGCCTCAATTTGAGCTTCAACGTAATCTTGCTCTAGCTGTCTAGCCCTGTTCATCTCTCCCATTGATTCTAAAAGCTCTTGTCTAGCTTTTAGTTCTGCTTCCGTAACTGGAAGAGAGTCTCCGGTGCCTCTGCGTCCAGCTCCAGCGCTAGATAGTTGTCCAGCTAAGGTATCTAAATCGCTTTCACTTAGACCTGAAGTACCTCTTCTTAGAATTGCTAGTATTTCTGCTTTAGTAGCCACGAATAGCCCTCATTTTACTTAAAAGGCCAGACTAGACCAGTGTCTCTTTCAAAGCTTTTTACAGCTCCGTCAAGTCTATATCTGCTTCTGTAAGTGGCTGGGTTATTTAAGCCATACTTGTTGTATGCTACTGCGTAGTCCTTTTCTGCGGAGATGGCTCTTATAAAGCGATCAATCTGAGTAGAATTACCCTTTACTTTTACAGGATAGTAGGTTCCTGTCATCAGGACGTTCATTAATCTTTCAAACTGGGCGCTTAGTTGAATCATAGATGCCTCATTTAAAGCTGTTAAATCTATAATTATTTCATTTTCTTTGCTCAATGTTTCATCTCCAACATGGCTTACAGGCCACCAAATTAATTAGTTTCTTAAAAACAAAATGGGGTACAAGACCCCATTATTTTTATTTAGATTTTTTTTCTATTTCTTTCTTTTCAAAATCAAACTGCTCTTGGATTCTAGTTAGAAACCATCGCCTGATTTGAATTGGTAGGTTATATGCCTCTGTAAATCCCCATCCGCCATGATACTTCAACATAAATATCTCGTTGTAAACGGATTTAATATATTCGTTATCCAGGCCAAAAGAAATCCCCAGTGATGGGGACCTCAACTTTCGATATGTAACCACAATTGTGGCACTCTGTCTCCTGAATAAAGGAGATGCTTGGCATAAAGTTTTTGTAAACCTTTCTTATGTGTCTTGCGTCTGCTGCTGGCAGTAAGTCTACAAAATTAGAAATTAAGTTTCGGTCTGTAACGCCGTTCGCCGAAACTATCATTAATTTTAGCAAATCAGTCAAGCCTGTTTCAGGAAGGTTTTGATTTCTTTTCATTTCTGCTGATTTAGTTATAAAAGCCTCATCTGCACCTGTAAGCGCTCTGATCTCTAAGAGCGCCTTTGTAACGGGCAGCTCTAGTTCTATTGTGCCCCTTCCAGTGTAAGACGCACCCTCCTCATCTTCATTTGGGCCTGTAAAACATTCATCATATTTGGACAAATCAAAGTCCCACTCAAACCTTTCAGTACAGGAGCTACAATTAACATATGCGGGGTAATTTGCACCATAGCCCGTAATTCTAGCGGCATACATGAGTGCATTCTTATCTCCTACTAAGAGAGTATTAATCTCTATTCTATTATCAATAAGAATGTTTTGCAACATCCTATCTACCGCTTGCCCTCTTTTGATAAGAGACTGAGAAGAAAGGATATCCTCCTCTTTTGCTGTCATGTGTCTTATTTCTATTGTATCCTTACCATGGAGCGGATGCTCTGGAGGATAAAGCTTACCCTCTGATGGAAGAGGGACTATTTCTGTTGGAACTGAGAAATTTAGTACATCACCCTGGGGCATAATGCCGGGGTGGGCTGCGATGTCGTTAGGTGATGATTTTCTTCTTTTTTCGTTTCTGTCTAAACTAGACATTCAACCTCTCTTTCGTGTAGTTATATTATATCATGTATGATATAGTGTTTAAATTGTTATCGCCTTTTTCTCTCGCCTGGAAACTGACCTAGCTTCTGAGTGTCCACCATACCCTTGCGTGCATCAACAGTAGCCCAATCATACCTGATATTGACCTGAAGGTTGATCAACTCATCTGATGAATAGTCTAGCTCATCAAAGTTAACAGACTTAATCCAAGCGTTATAAAACCTCCAAGCCTCTACAATTTGACCCTGGGAGTCCAAAGTATGAAGGTAAAGTCCGGAGATGGCTTGAACTGCAGCTTTTTTACTGATCAGGCCAACTCCGTTATTTTCACCACCACCAAGGCCAAGATTTTCTTGCTTTAGATCACTTGGGACCATGTATCCAGACTCTCTTAACAGCCTGTAAAGAGTTGCAGTAGCATCAGGATTTACAGGATCGGCAAGAGTTATACTCAACTCATCATAAGAGACTCTGCCTGGAAAGTAAAACTTATAATTTAAAAAGTCGTGCTCTGCCTCTGTAAGGGATATAGTAGGACGACTAGCTGTTTTAAGGAGCCAATGCGGAATCCCGTTCATTCCAAGAATCCATCTAAATTTTCTCTTTGGCTCTAAAGATGCGTCGCCCCAGAAGCCGTTCAATCCGCTGCCTTTTACTCCACTCACTTGTTAATTCCTCCTGTAAATCTAGCTTACAATTTAATTAGTAGTTACGTTACTTTTAACTTAATTAATCTTCAAATGCCGCTCCACTATTTGTAATAATAAAGTCTATAGCAATAAACTCAAGTGCCTTAGTTGGCTTCAAGAAAATCTTTGCATACATGACATTTCTATCCTGAAGATCTGGTGTTGTAGTGGTTTCATCCAAGACAACCTTGAAATCATCTAGTCCAAGTCTAGACTTGAGAGTGTTCAAGAAAGGCTCAACAGCTCCCTTAAATCTGTTCCAAGTAGACTGAACATTCTGATCAAAAATAAGCGTAGAAGCAGCCTTTGAGATCTCCTTCTTCACGTAGATCATTAATCTTCTAACATTTATTCTATCAAGAGCAGAAGGTGTTGCCTGAAGAGTCTTTTGACCAAAGATTACAATACCCTCTGCAGGGAACTGTGCAATTGGGTTAATGCTAACCTCATAGAGGTCATCTCTGTCCTGAGAAGTAAGCCTCTGAGAAACTCCAACAACAGGCACGCCCGCGCTACCTTCACTTAATCCACCGCGAGTGAAGCCCGCTGGGGCAAACCAAACAGCGTGGTTTCTTTCTGTTGAAGCAAAAGTTCCAAGTGCCACAACTGAAGGTGGTACCCAAACCTGGCGACTGTTAACTGTGTCTTCAATCTTAACCCATGGGAAATAAGCACAAGCATAACTTGTGTTTAAGTTTCTATCCTTAAGGAGATTGATAGATTCATTAACATCGTTGCTAGATATTCTTGTTGCAAAGCTATCTGTTGTTTCTGTAGCCGGCTGATACCCGCCCTTCTGAATATCAATAACTGCAAGAGTGTCACCTCTGTCTTCTGCAACACCTATCATGTGATCTGTGATAAGAGGTTCTCTAACGCCTGGCACTGCGAGCAAGTTAATGTCCGCGACCTCTGGGTCGGCAACTGAATCAATACCCAGTTTAATTGAGTATGCTGCAGAACTATTCTTAAAAGTCTTATCGGCTAAGAGATGTTGGCCAAAAGGCTCTCTCTCTGTTATATCAAGACCATCAAAGCCACCATACATTGGAGACGTGAACTTTGTAAATCCAGATCTAATAAGGTCTGTGTAGCCTCCTCTTAGCGCTGTGTAAGACTTTCCAGCCTTTCTTGAGCCTGACATATAGTGCGCCTTTCTTAACGCATTTGATGCTACGTTCTCGCCAACCAGATCATCCAAAGTAAACACAAAAGAGTATTCTGTGTTAGTGCCCGGATCCCAAGTATTGGCGGCGATACCCTGGCCACCTCGAACAATGTCGAGATAAGATTCTTCAAAGGTTTCATCTGAAGGTGTCTTATATGTACTAACTCCAAAGTGTGCCAACTTATCAAATCTTAAGCCATCGTCAGAGCTTGAAAGCCTAAGTGGCAGACTTGGAAACACCACCTTTGTTTTAGATGATTTTGCACCAACAATGCCGTTTGATGCAGTGGTAAAGCCTGCAAAAATCGCTGTTGTCTTGAATGGAGACCCTGTTGGCAGAGTACCTGTCAACAACCCTACCGCGCCTGACATCATCAATGTCGAACCAGAAAGGCGAGATGTTACAGAAACTAGATGACCTGCGCCGTCTCCAGCAAACACTGTACTACCGGATAGACGTGGGCTACCCTGGCCATCTCTAACTCCGTTAGAAAGAGTAAAGCTCTTATAGCGTGGAGGGCCAAAGAAGCCAAATGGCAACAATGCTGGATCTGTCAAGCCCTCGTCAACATCTACATTCATTTCCACTCGAACGTACTTGGACTTGTTTGGATAGTTTCCATAAATTCTATATCTCTTCTCAACATCGTCCCACTCCTGATAGGAATCACCAATCTTTCTAGCGATGTAATTTCTAGAAGCAGGATTTAAGTTACAATTAGAGAATTTTTCAAGAACTCGGGGAGCTTTATCTGAATCTCTAACGTGTCTAAGTGTAACCGTGAAGGACCCATAAGGATCTGATTCTGTTGCGGCTCTAAGCTGAGATATAGAGACTTTAATGTTTCTGTGTCCCCATTCACCGTCATCCTGGCTACAAAGTCTGAATAGTTGTTGCTGGTTTGTTGCATCAAAATCACTTGTGTTAGAAGTAAGGTCCTGCCCAATAAAAAATCCAGTCTTTGAAGGCTGTGTACTGATCTGGTTTATGGCCCAGTCAGTTGATCCCTTGAGACCAACAATTACGCCAAACAAAGATGCATCTGCGTTTAGCTTTCCTTGGTGCAGTTCCGACCCTGACGCGTGAAGATCTTTTACATGTCTGTCAAATGTTTCACCTAACCAGTATCCTCTCTGGTTTGAAACAGCAGAACCAACGAGGGCTGGGTTCGTATTAAAAACTTTTCTAATATATTTATCGCTTGTTGGATCAAAGTTAAAAGTAACCTTAGACCCTGTGTTCGCATTATCAAAAAGAACTGCGGAGAACTCTGCTTTTGCTCTGTTTGCCGTATTTGGTCTAAGTGCAACAGCGTTTCCTGCCATATGTGAAAAAGGATTACCTCGCTGGTGGGCTCCTTCATCTTCGCCTTCGAATCCGGCCTCGTCAATAAATGTATCTGGCAACAAAGCACCAGAGAGCACGATACCACCCTTGTCAAAATACCAAACTGCAGCGAGAGATCCCGTTGTGTTTTTCAGGTTTCTTGTTGCTGGGCCGTCGCCTTCGCGAGGAGCGCCTAAGAATGCTCCCTGAAAGTCTCTCTGAGAAGTTCCAGAAGTAAACAAAAATAATCCGAATGCACCGCCGCCCTTTGTTCCCGGATTGGGGTTTCCAACCGCGATATGATTCTGAGTTGTCTTCCAGCCGGCTTCGCCGCCAGAAACAGCGTCTGGGTTTGCTTCTCCCAAGAGTCTAACGACTGTTATTGGACTACTGTTTCTTAAATACGCCTGTGCTGCGTATGCTGCATATGTTGGTGCAAGGTAGTTACCTTCACGCCATACATCACCTTTGCCACCGGGGGGTCGTGCACCGCCAGGAATAGGGTTGCCAAATATTTCAACAAACTCATTAAATGTTTCGACAACTATTGGACGAAGGCTAGGGCCTCTTTCGAGACGACCGATTATTGCGGGACCTCTATCTCCAATATCAGACTCGGTTCTGCCTGAATTGTCAATTTCGTTAACGAATACTCCGGGGGAGACGAACTTAAATCTATCAACGGACATGCTTTGTTTCTCCTTAAAACGAATTACTTAAAATAAAAAGATCTTATGACTTTTATAATTCTTTCTTAAATAAATAGTCCACAAGAACTCAAAAGGTATCGTAAATAAATTCGTTTTGTACTATACGAACAAAAAGAAAGGGGGGCCAGAATGGCCCCCCAAGATATCATCACAATATCTATCTCTGATTAGGAAACAACGCCCGAACCTGAGAGATAAGTAACAGTCAAGATATCGTCACTGTCCAATGCAAGATCCGAATTAAGAAGGATCTTGTAGGCATTAGCAGAACCAGTCAACAAGTGAAAGTCTGCTTCCTGAGCACCACCGTGAGCCTGGTGTTGACCCGCATAGTCACCGTGGAGCAAGAC